CACTTGAGGAAATGGTCGGTAACGACATCGCCTTGGTCGATTTTGCCAAACTGCTTAAGCAGAAGCTGGCGATTGATTACGTCAATCACGAAGTGACTTTTTATGGCGACCCGTCGGGAAGTTTTAAAGATCAACACCAAAAAACTGCGTTTGATATTTTCCGCAGCGTCGGAATTATTGTCCGACCAGCGCCAAGCAATAAAATTAAAGTCCGCACGGAAGGTGTGGTATCAAGGCTCAACCGAATGATTAACGGGCAACCCGGCTTTATCATCGACGCCAAGAAATGCCCTACATTGCGTAAAGGTTTCAATGGTGGCTACCGCTACAAGCGACTTCAAGTGGCGGGCACAGATCGCTACATGGAAGACCCGGAGAAAAACCAATATTCGCACGTCCACGACGCGCACCAGTACGTCACGCTTTCAACCGGCGAGTATCAAAATATCACGCGGGCGAAACAAACCACACCGGCAAGAACTGTTTTTAACAAAAATAAATGGAGTATATGGGACCAGTAGAAACAAACATTTTACACGTAATGGCGGCTCAAAATCAACCCGTTGAAGAGTCACCGGTTGAAATGACTGCAACTTGCACTCAGCCAGAAGCACCTAAAACCACTTGGTATATCGCTTTTACCACGCAAGACGTGAAGCCGCATTGGATTCACCGCTTTATGAACAAACAATTCTTGCACTGCTACTGCTTTCGCGCGATTGAAGGCGCCGAGCAAGACTTGATTTATTGGGCAAACTGCACCACTGCCAACATCAACACCAAAATTTTTGAAGGGATGCACGCAAGTTTGTTAGCACATTCTTTAAAATTCGTGCCAAACACAAAAGTCTTGACCTTTGAAACTTCTCTTGACTTCTCTAATAAAATCTTGACAATTTGGAATATGGTACCAACTTGTGTTTCTGTTGTAAAAATGTTTTTGGGTATTCGCGCACGCGCGCAAACCCCTTATCAGCTTTACAAACACTTGCTCAAACTTGGCGCCACTCACGATTCAATTATTAACTTCGGAAAATAAAAATTTATGGGAAGCAAACCTAAAGCACCTGACAATAGCGCTCAAATTAGAGCCGCTGAAGATCAACGCGTTGCGCTTGAAAAGCAAAACGCTGACTTAAAAGCCGCTAGTGAAGCGACCGCGTTAAAAAATACCGAGAATTTAAAAGGCCAAAGACGCAGACAAGGCGGACGTGCCATACTGATTAACACTTCAGAAACCGGTTTAACCGAAAATAACAATCTCGGAACTTAAATTACAGAGGGCTATGTCAAAAGAAATCAAAACGCCGGGCTTAGACCGTAAAGAGTCGCTGTTCAAGCGATTTTCTAACGCAAAAAAAAGAAAAGATACCAATTGGAAAAACACTTATGAAGAAGCTTTTCGTTATTTTTCGCCGCAGCGTAATACTTTTGATAACCCAACTGATGGTGAGAAGCGCACCAACAACGACATCGTATTCGACTCAACCGGACAAGACGCACTACAAAAGGCAGTGTCAACCGTACAAGCCAACATTTTCCCACCTCAAAAAAAGTTCGCAACTCTAGTTCTTGGGCCGTTGCTCAAAGACAAGCAGGGCGATTTAGCCAAGAAGCTTGAAGAAATTAGCGAGCTATTTTTTACTTGCCTGAAAAACAGTAACTTCGACGTGCAAATTTGCGAGATGATCGAAGACTGGCTTTATGGCACTGGCAATTTGTTATTCTTAAAAGGCACACCGACAGCACCGTTTAATTTTGTGGCGGCGCCAATCAACGAAGTTTATCTCGAACGTGGCGTAGATGGCACCGTAGGTGCTAGATTCCGTGAATGGAAAGTGCCAAATCATTTAATCTTAGAGACGTGGCCTGATGCAAAACTTTCGGCGGAACTTACGGCCAGAGTTGAAAACAACCCACAAGACGAAACCGCGATTGTTGAATGTTCTTACAAAGCCAAGATTAAAACCAAAGTTATGTCGAAAGGCAAAAACGGTAAAGGCGCCATGAAAGAACAAGAGGTTGATGGCTACCGCTACACCGTGCAAGACGCCAAAACAAAAGAGATTTTGGTTGATCGCGAAAACAAAAGTCACCCTTGGATTAATCCACGCTATGCAGTTTCTGCCGGTGAAGTTTATGGTCGCGGACCAGTGCTAACCGCGCTTGCTGACAATAAAACTTTGAACAAAACTAAAGAGTTGATTCTTAAAAATGCTGCTCTCGCAATCTCCGGAATGTGGACGGTTGTAGATGACGGCATCATCAACTTAGAAAATATTGTGATGGAACCGGGCGCAAAAATTCCAGTGATGGCAAACCCCGGCAACCCGAACGGACCAAGTATTGCACGACTTCCGAGCGCTGCTGATTTCAACGTCGCCCAAATTATTTTGGAAGATTTGAAGAAAGCAATTAAGGCAATCCTATTTGTTGACCCGCTTGGCGAGATCGACGCACCCGTAAAATCTGCAACAGAAATCGCTTATCGCGCACAAAGTATCGCCAAGCTTTTAGGTTCTGCCTATGGCCGTATGCAATGCGAAGCTGTAGCGCCGATCTTCATTCGTGGGCTTTATATTTTGGAAGAATTCGGCATGGTGAATCTTAACGATTTCAGCATTGATGGCGTGAATATTGCCATTCAGCACGTGTCACCGCTTGCGATGGCGCAAGACCAAGAAGAATTAACTGCGATTACACGCTATGCCGAGATCGTCAGCGGCTTCTTTGGCCCACAAGGCTTGATGACCATGACTAATCCAACAGAATTTGCCAAAGAATTGGCGCGATTATTGCACGTAAAAGAAGCAATCTTGCCAACTCAAGAGCAAATGGACGCTGTAAAACAGCTTGCCGGTCAAGCTCTTGCAGCGCAAATGAACCCACAAGGTGGTGGCGCTCCGGCACCGACACCAATGGCTTAGTAATCAAACAGAAAAATTTATGTCAAAAGACGGTTGGAACGGATTAAACGAAATCGAAAATCAAAAGGTTCAAGCGCAACCGCTTACCGATGATGAGATTGTTATTGCAAAAATTTTTAAAGGCGAACACGGACCAAGAGCACTTGAGGCTTTGGCGCGTATCACTGTAGAGAAGCCTAGCTTCCAAGCAATGTATTCTGATGGCACGAACACTGCTATCGCAATGGCAATGCGTGAAGGCGAAAATAATCTTTACCGTAAAATTTTATTAACAATCAAAAAAGTAGATAATGCCGGAACTAGAGAATCAAGCCGACCAAGGCCAACCAGCAAGTCCCGCAAATAGCGGAGCAGCTGCCCCTTCAAGCAACGAAAATCCAACCGGAGGTGAGGCACCTGCGAAACCTGCTGGTGAAGCGCCAGCTGCGCCGGAAAAAGTTTATGCCGGGAAATATAAAACTGTCGATGACCTAGAAAAAGGTTACAAAGAAACTTCTAAATATGCGCGTGAGCAAGCTGCTTTAGCCAAATCTTTAGAAGCTCAAATCCCAAAAGCACCTGAAAAATATTCATTCGATTTTTCTGCGGTAAAAGGCTTGGAAGGCGTGAAGCTTGACGAGACTGACCCGGATATGGTTGGGATGATTCCAATTTTTAAAGAGCTAAATTTAAGTCAAGATCAGGCATCACGTTTGGTGGCTGCACACTTGCAAAACATGGCGTCATTGACCCCAACTGCCGAACAAATCAAAGAAGGTTTAGGTGTGAACGCTGACGCCATTCTTAGTCGTTGGCAGGCTGCGGTTTATAAAATGCCAATCGAAGATCAAAAAATTGCGCAAGCTCTTTCTGACACTCCGGAAGGCATAGATTTTCTTTACCGCTACATGGTTGGAACTGAATTGCCGACACCTCCTCAAGGTGGTTCGAGCGGAGCTGCGCCGAAATCAGCCGCTGAACTTAAGTCTGAAGCTTTCAAATATAAAGCTGACAACTCAAGATCAATCGGTTTTGATAAAGGCCAGCAAGATCAGTATGCAAAATTAATGAAGATTGCATTGACCGCTGAAGAAAACGAAAAGAAAAATAAAAAATAGATTGACTCTTTAGATTCCTAGAAATATTCTAGGAATCTAAAGCATTTACCGGACTAACCCGGCATAGAAATATGTTGGCCTCTGTGGAAATGCGGTTTTTGGCGTAAAACTCAAAGAGCGCAAGACTAAGGCCCCCGCTTGGGATAACCCTTATCGACTTCTGATAATTAGGTTCATCAACATATTTTTATAAAACAATGACAAATAACATTCTCGATACTCTTGAGGTGAAAAGTTTTGAAG